GGAGATGGAGTTCGAGGCGAACATGGCCGTCTTCACGCCCGAGGGCTGGGAACCGACGCAGATCAAGGCCGAGCAGCCGGCCACCACCTACGACATGTTCAAGCGGGAGATCCTCAACGAGATCGCCCGCTGCCTGAACATGCCCTACAACATCGCCGCGTGCAACTCGTCGGGGTACAACTACGCGTCGGGGCGGCTGGACCACCAGACGTACTTCAAGAGCATCCGCGTCGAGCAAGCCCACTGCGAGACGGTGGTGCTGGATCGCATCCTGGCCGCGTGGCTGGCCGAGGCAGTGAAGGTGCTCGGCCTGGGGGAAGTCGACGACGCTACTCACCAGTGGTTCTGGGACGGCCACGAGCACGTGGACCCGGCCAAGGAGGCCAAGGCCCAGGCAACGCGCCTCGCGAGCAACACCACCACTCTCGCCGCCGAGTACGCCCGCCAGGGCAAGGACTGGGAGACCGAACTTCGCCAGCGTGCGAAGGAAGTCATCTTGATGAAGGAGTTGGGGCTCTCGGCCGAACAAGCTGCGCCGCAAGAATCCCCCGACCGCGACAGCGAAGAGGAAGACGAAGATGGAGCCGACGAACGCGAATCAAAAGCCGCCTGAGCGACTCCAGCTCACGGCGCAGATGGAGATCACCGCCGGAGCGGATGCAGGCGACGGCGAACCTTCGCTGCCGGGCTTCAGCATGGTCGCCTACACCGGTGGGCCGATGCGGATCGCCGGCTGGCGGTATCCGGTGGTCGTGGACCTGGCCGGCTTGGCGATCCCGCGACAGAACGCACCGATCCGGGAGTCGCACGGCGCACGTGTCGGCCACGCCCAGAGCATCCGCGTCGAGGACGGCAAGCTCGTGGCCGGCGGCGTGATCTCCTGCACGGGCCAAGCTGCCCGCGAGCTGGTCGCCGACGCGAAGAACGGCTTTCCATGGCAGGCGAGCATCGGTGCGTCGGTTGAGCAGTTCGAGTTCGTGCGAGAGAAGCAGGCCGTAGTCGTGAACGGCCGTGAGTTTGCAGGGCCCGTGAACGTCGTCCGCAAGGCGACGCTGGGCGAGATCAGCTTTGTCGATTTGGGTGCCGATGCCAACAGCTCCGCAAGCGTAGCGGCCAGTGGTGAGCAGGGCCGAACCGCTTCGGCCAATCAGGAGAACGGAAACATGGACGGTAATGAGAACACCAAGACCGATCAGAACACCACGAGCGGGGCCGACCCGGCTTCGCCTTCAGCTGCACCGCGGCAGGGCAAGGACGCCGCGAAGAACGATACCGATACCCGCGCGCCTGCGATTGAAGCGGCCGCGGCCAAGTCTGCGCCGACCGACGACGGCATCACGACCGATCCCGTGGCGGACATGCGCGCCGAGGCCGCTGCCGAGCAGGAGCGAATCGCGGCCGTGCGGAAGGTTTGCGGTGACAAGCATGGCGAGATCTGCGCCAAGGCAATCAAGGAAGGCTGGGACGTGACGCGGACAGAGCTGGAAGTGCTTCGTGCCGACCGGCCCAAAGCACCGGCAGCGCACATGCCCGACAGCACCATGACCGGAACTGTCCTGGAAGCGGCGTGCATGCTCACCGGCGGCGTGCGCGGCGATGACGTTGTCGCGTCCTTCGGGGAGCAGGCCGTCGAGGCCGCAGGCAAGCGTTTCCGTGGGGGGATCGGGTTGCAGGAGCTGCTGCTGGAGGCCGCGTGGGCGAACGGGTACGACGGGCGGAACTTTCGCGACAGCCGGGCCGTCCTGCGCTTCGCCTTCGGCCACAATCTCCAGGCGGCTGGACTGAGCACCATCGACATCGGCGGCATTCTGTCCAACGTCGCCAACAAGTTCCTGCTGGAGGGCTTCTTCTCCGTCGAGCGGACCTGGCGGAACATCTGCGCGGTCCGCAACGTCAGCGACTTCAAGACCGTCACGTCCTACCGGCTCATCGGTGCCGACCAGTACCAGCAGGTCGCCCCCGGGGGAGAGCTTAAGCACGGGACGCTCGGGGAGGAGTCCTACACCAACAAGGCCGACACCTACGGGCTGCTGCTGTCCATCGACCGCCGCGACATCATCAACGACGACCTCGGGGCGATCACCACCGTCCCCCGCAAGCTCGGACGCGGGTCGGGCCTGAAGATCAACGACGTGTTCTGGACGGTCTTCATGGACAACAGCGGATTCTTCAAGGCCGCCAACAACAACTACCTGTCCGGTGCGGACACGGTGCTGTCCATCGACGGGCTGACCAAGGCCGAGGTCGCTTTCCTCGAGCAGACCGACTCCGACGGCAAGCCGATCGGGATCATGCCGGCCGTCGTGCTCGTACCGACCGCCCTCAGCGCGATCGGGACGATGCTCTACAAGTCCCTGGAGATCCGCGACACGACGGCGAGCACGAAGTATCCCGTCGCCAACCCGCACCAGGGCAAGTTCCGCACCGAGGTCAGCCGCTACCTGGCCAACAGCAACTACACGGGCAACAGCGACAAGGCGTGGTACCTGCTGGCCGACCCGGCGGACCTGCCCGTAATCGAGGTGGCGTTCCTGAACGGGCAGGAGTCGCCGACCATCGAGACGGCCGACGCGGACTTCAACGTGCTGGGCGTCCAGATGCGCGGGTATCACGACTTCGGTGTCGCCCTTCAGGACCCCAAGGGCGGCGTTAAGAGCAAGGGCGAGGCGTAAGATATGCAAGCAGACACATACAAAATGAGCCGCCTGGTGGCGGGCCCAAGCGGCTCCCATGCCTTGCCATGCCGCGCGCCCACATCGTCCGAGGCCCATTCCGGCCCCCGCCAGCCGCGGGTGGGCTGTGGTTATCCCGCAACAACTTGGGTGTTTCCCGGAAGGTTCAATATGGCTTTCAAGGGCCACCTCCTTCCGGCCGCGCGTGTGCGGCTCAGAGGATTCTACCAGCACTCAGCATGAAAGGAAACTAACTCATGGCAACTGCAACATTCATTCACGATGGAAGTGCAATCGACTACACGCCCGGGGCTGACGTGGCCGCCGGTGCGGTCGTCGTCCAGGGCGAACTTGTGGGCGTGGTCCGCACTGCGATCGCGGCCAACGCGCTGGGAGCGCTCGCGGTCGTGGGCGTGTTCGACCTGCCCAAGGCTTCAGGCGACGGCGGGATCGCCGCCGGTGCGGAGGTCTACTGGGACGAGGCCGAACAGGTCGCCAAGACGGATGACGAGTCCGGTGCCAACAAGCTGATCGGCAAGACCATAGCGGCCGCGGGCGATGCGGACACGACCGTCCGCGTGCGGCTAAGTCAATAGGCACGGAGGCCTGTGGTGGGTGACCTGCTCAGGCAAGGAAGCCAGTGGCTGGGCGGCATGCTCAAGCAACATGCCTCCAGCCCGGTCACCTACCGGCGCCCTTCGGTGGGCTCAGGGCAGGCGACGGAGCTTGAGGTCAACGCCACGTTCGGCAGGACGGAGTACGAGGTCGAGGACGACTACGGCCTGCGGGTCGGCGCAGAGGTGACGGACTTCCTGATTCTGGGTGCGGACGTGTCGCCGACGTTCGGTGAACCGGAAGCGGGAGACCGGATCGTGATCCCTTCGACAGGCTTAGGACAGGCGGACGTGGTCTTCGAGGTGATGCCCCTGGCCGGTCAGGGACATTGGCGATGGTCCGATCCTCACAAGATCACGATGCGGATTCACGCGAAGGAAATCGGCACGGAATGAGCGGATGCGGTGAACAGTTCGAGCAGTTCTGCAAGCCCCAGTTCGAGTCCCTTCACACGAAGCTCGACCGGTTGGACGAGGCGATTCGCGGCAACGGCCGACCGGGCATACAGCTCCGCCTGGACCGGCTGGAGTCAGCCGAGATGACCCGCTCACGGCTGCTATGGATCATCGCGGGCTCGACTGTCACGCTGGCGGTCGGTGCCGTCTGGAAGCTCATCCTGGGAGCATAGGCAGGTGTCAACGGTCATCGACATAGCGGATGCGGTTGCTGCGGAACTGGCGGGAGGCGAGTTCAGTCCGAGCTTCACGCCGCAGCGAAGCGTGCTGCCCAACTACGAGCTTGCCGACCTGAAGGACCTGCGCGTGACCGTAGTTCCGCGCGGGGTAGAGATAACCGGTGCTTCGCGTGCACTGAGCCAGCATGACGTGCAGATCGACGTGGGCGTGCAGAAGAAGCTTTCGGCAGGCACCGAGATGGACGCCGAAGTAGCAGAGCTGCTCGGGCTGGTGGAAGAGATCGCGGATTTCATGGCGCGTCGGCCGCTGCAGGCCGTTCCGCCGGCGGGGTGGGTCAGGACGGCCAACGATCCCGTCTACGCACCCGACCACCTCTCTGAGAAGCGGGTATTCACTAGCGTGCTGACGCTGACCTACCGGGCGATGAAGTGATGCTGCTCCGCGAGGACTACGCAGGACAAGGGAGCTGCACATGGCAGTGAAAAAGCAATGGATTCAGGCCGTGACGATCGCGGTGGACGAAGCGAGCGGGGCGCTGCTGGTCAGGCCGGGCGCGGGATACCGCGCGATCTCCGCACCGGCCGCGGTGACGGCGACGGCTGGCCAGTGGACGGCCATCGACCTTCCGGCAGGTACGCACTACATCCACGTCGGGCTCTCCGAGGAAACCCACCTGGTGGCGAAGGTCGAAGCGGGCGACCCGGGCGGTGTCGGCTGCGGGTACAAGGCGGTCGGCAACCACCAGATCGACTGCGCCGGCTGCACGAAGCTCTACGCCAAGCCCGCCGGTGCGAGCGATTCGCAGGTTACGTGGACACCATTCGAGCTGGTGACGGCATGAGAAGCTGCCCGACGCAATACGCCCGAATAGAGCTGGGGCTAGCCGCCGGCCGGCGGCAAGACGTGCTCGACGAGATAGACGCGACCGCCGTGCAACTGAACCTTTGCGTCAGCGTTACGTCCACGCGCTACGTCTACGCTGGCGGCGGCGAGGACGGGCTTGTGATCGGCCTGCTCGACGTTCCGGGCAGGCGAACCGTGAAGCGGGAGACGGCGCTGGGCCTGGCACGGCGGTTGTTGGGACCGGCAGGACAGCATTCGGTATCAGTGGTGTTCCCCGACGAGACGGTGCTCGTGACGGAGGGCGACGATTGGCCATCCTGAACGCGACAACGGAGATCCGCGGGAATCGCGCCCGCCTGCACACCGGGCCTAAGTTCGCCCTTTACGGGCAGCGCTGGCGGCGAGTCGATGAACTGCTGAGCCTCGAGCGCGACGGCTACGCATACGTTGTCCGCCTGGGCGATCAGTGGATATCGCTCCGGCCGGATGCGGCCAGCACAACAGCGCTCGCACTGGCCACAAAGCACGATGTGCTGACAGCCACGCACTTCGGGCCTGTCCTTGACCCTGCGGTCTGTCCGGACAGCCTGGCGTTTGATCTGGACTTCAGCAGCGGGGTGCGGGTGTCAGGCGACGGGCTGGAGTTCCCCGGTGTCGAAGCCCTGCAGTGCGGTCTGTTCTTCGAAGGATGGAAGCAGCGCCTCGGTGCGGACTGCTCGATCGACCTTCCCGCAAGGCGGGTGGACCTCGACCTGGCAAAGGCGAAGGCATACGCCCAAGCGGCCGGGCTCGGAGAGATCAACCTGGACCCCGAGACCGTTCGGCTGACCGGCGGGGACATGGCCGTGCGCCTCTACACGTGTGAGGGCGACGTGGGGCAGTGGGCAGTGATCCAGTCGGCCGACGAAGCCAATTGGCAGGGCACGGGGATAGCGACGAGGGTGCGCGACGACTGCTTCACCGCCATCGACCGGTCTCTGCTGGAGTTCGCCACCTCCGGCTACGAAGCTCCGCTCGAGGCAAGGCTGTACCTACACGACGCCGACGCCGAACCGACGGAGATCAGGCTGGCCAACAGCACGGGGATCACCGGCGAGCTGACCGAAGCGGACAACTATTCCGACATCCTCGACGCCATGGGCTCCCACCCGATCGGGACCGACTGGCAGAGCGCCCCTGAGGAGGGAGCGGGATGGATCAAGTCGCCCGACATCGTCGCAGCCGGCGAGTGGCCGGCCGGGCAGGACCTGCACCTGTGCATCATCGACCCTTGGGATGTGCCGACGCCTCCAACGCAAGCTCGCTATCACGGATATGACCTGACAGGCGACGATGCGGCCTTCCTGGAAATCACCATGCCGGAGACGGCCGTGCCCGGCGGGACGTCCACTTCGACCAGTACGGCGAGAGGGCACCGCCGATGATTCGCTTCGTCACCAAGCAAATGTTCTTCGACCGCAAGGCTGTCACCGGTGCGGTGGATAGGGTCGCGCGGAAGGTGCTGAGCAGATTCGGCGCCTTCGTGCGGCGAGGCGCGAAGTCGTCAATCCGCAAGCGGAAGCGCGTAAGCGCACCGGGCGAGCCCCCGAGCAGTCACACCGGACTGCTGAAGCGGTTCATCTTCTTCGGCTACGACCGCCAGCGGCGAAGCGTGGTCATGGGCCCGCAACGGCTCAACCTGCCTGGCCGGCAGGCAGGTCAGAAGATCGGAGATGCCCCGGAGGCGCTGGAGCAGGGAGGCTTCTCAACAGTGATCGAGGGCTCGTCACGGCGATTTGAGAAAGAGAGACCCAAGCTGCCCGCGATGTGGGCCAGCAGCGTGAGATAGGGAGACCACCAATGCCACACAAGCTCGGAATGGACTGCAAGCTGTACTACGACTCCACCCCGCTTACCGGACCGCCAAGCGGCGGGTCCTGGACGGAGATGCCCAACGCCAAGGACGTCACGGTCAACCTGGAGACGGGCGAGGCCGACATCACCACCCGCGCCAACAACGGCTGGCGTGCGACGGCCGCCACGCTCAAGGACGGCTCCATCGAGTTCGAGATGCTCTGGGACCCCAACGACGCGGGCTTCACCGCCATCCAGACCGCCTGGGCGAACGCCGCCGAGATCGCGATGGCGGCGATGGACGGGGCCATGACGACCTCCGGCAGCCAGGGACTGGCCAGCAACTTCACCGTGACCAACTTCTCCCGCAACGAACCGCTGGAGGAGGCCGTCACCGTAAGCGTCACCATCAAGCCTTCCAGCTACACGACCTGGTACGAGGTCACGTAACCGCCTGACGGCGCAGAACAGGAGAAACAACCATGGCTG